TTTTATGCAGCTCAAAGTAATCTTAAGGTTTTCAAACCTTACATAAGTACACATTATCAGAGCTGTTTTTGACATATATTTTAATTATAGCAGAAAGAGGGCCAGCCCAGTTGTGGACTGACCCCCCTATAAGCAACTACTACTTTGCAGCTTTCTTAGCAGCCTTCTTTACAGGTGCCTTAGCAGTCTTTAGAGCAGCCTCTACCTCTTTAGCATCTGGCAAGATACCAAAAGCTTTGTCGTTAGGATTGATTGCTCTAATTGCAACAGGTGCTATTGCAGCAACGAGTGCTGTCCATAGATCCTTTGGATCTGTCACGCCTGCCATGTATAGTGCAAGGCCTGATGCAAGAACTGATCTTCCGTATGATGCAAGCAGTGCCTTAATTTGTTCTGTATTCATAATTTTCCTCCTAGGATATTATTTTTGTTAGTACTGTAAAGCCAATCCATAGACCAATAATTCCTGCGACTCCCGCAAAAACTGGTGGTGCTGGTACTGGCAATTTGAATGCAGCAAATACTACGCCACATCCAAAACCTGTTATTGTTGATAACAATATATCTTTCATTTTTTCTCCATACCGTGTTTAAAATTTTTTAATTTAAGAATAATCATTCTTTTACTCCTTTATCCTGAGTTGGATTTTCAGGATGGTCCTGTGGTGTTGGAGCGGTACACATAGTTTCACAATTATTACACTGTATATCTAAATGGTACATTCCTATCGTGTATGTTACTGTATCAAATGATACTAATGCTCTAAATAATGTACCGCCACAGTTTGGGCATTCACAGGTTGGTATACCTCTAGCGTCCATCATTAGCCTTTTCTGGAAGCATCTTCTTTAAATCTTTGTATGCACTAGATATATTTTTCATAGCAGCAAAATCTGGTCGTCCCATAGATAGGGTTTCTCCATATTCATCAAAATATGATATGTCTGCATCAACATCACTAACAAACTTAGTTAGTCCAGCCTGGACTGTTTCAATGTATTGATAAGCCCAATCACGAGAATCAGAAAGAAACTTTATAAAGCTTTCTTTATGTACATTATTATCTATCTTGTGATCTTCTTTCAGAGAAATCATTGATTCAATCTTTGAATATGCCATTAGTATAGTCTTCATCTTCTTACGCATCTTTAATATCTTAATTGAAAGCATAAAAGAAAGCAGGGTTAGAATACCTACAAAACCGCTGAGTATATACACAATATGTATATTGTTCATTTATTTCACAGCCTTTCTTGTAACAAGCACAATTGCGCCTTCCATTTCTAAAGCATTCTTTAATTGTACAACATACTGTAATGCTTTTATTTTTTCATCATGACCCATAGGTATAAAATCATACTCGTTTAACTTTACAGTAAGAAAGTGTTCGTTATCTATAAGTTCAACAGTAAAATTTTTAGGAGCATCTATTGAATGAAAAGCTCTACGCATTGAGTCTGTGTACATTAATTGTCATCCTTCTTATCTACATAGTGGAAAAGTTCTTCAAGTGATTCCCAACCCATGTCCTGAGTTAACTCTAATGCTGCCATAAATATATCCCAAGTCTCATGAACATATTGTTTAGCAAGATGGCTTGGTTCAACTAATTCATTATCAATTAAGAATGCAATAGGCAAACCAATATCATTGTACTCAATGAAGTCCTTGAAATATTTGTCAGACTTATAGTCCATCCACAACTCACCAAGAATTGAACACATTGCTTCAAAGCTTGTTAGTTGTTCTCCATTGTTAGAGATTTCCACATTTCACCCCACTTTTCCTTTGTCCTATGTTTACTAAACTCTCTTGATATTTCGCCATTCTCTAAGTATATACCACCCCAGACTCCCCATTCCTTACCTGATACCCCGTTGGCAAAACATGTTTTTTGCATTGGGCAGGCCTGGCATAGGTTGTCTATGATTGGTCTAACAAGCTCATCATCTTCATATTTATCAAAAAATAAATTTGTATCCATATCAAAGCAAGCACCTTCGTCTTTCCATAAGTGTTGCTTCATATTTATACCTTATATCTATTTGGAATATCCCAGCCGTTGTGATCAGGTACAAATCTTTTTGCCAAAAACCATTTACCCTTACGACGAATGCCATTAACTGCAGTTTTTGCAATATCAGACTGCTTGGTTTCTACTACCGTCCAACCATCCCAATATAGGTTATAGTTCTTTGCGACAATTTTTTCCATTACTGCTAAATCTTTTACAATCATTTTTACCCCTTTAGTATCTGAAAATTCCGACTTCAACATTATTTTTTTCAGCAACTGCAATCAATTTTGATACAGGTTGCTGTGGCTTACTCAGAAAAGCAAGGTAGTTAACATTACCCATGTTCTCTTCAATCCAAGAGTTAGGTACCTTAAAGAACTTTATCTTTCTACCACGAGCTTTCATTCCTCTTTCTGATAGGTTACAAAATTCAGAAACAAAGGAGTTGATGGCTGCAGGTCCTGCAGAATACACTGTAAACTCTTTATCTCCATCTTTCATTCCAGAAAGGGCAACGCTCATAGCACGAAGGAAGACTTGATAATCATCAAAGTCAGCTGTTCCATGTACTGCTACTATCATCAGAATTTCCGTTTCTTAAGCTATCCAAAATGAATAACATCTTATCAATATCCCGCTTTGACATATTGTTTGTATCAACTGGCCTAACTGTTTCTGGATTCACTGATCCTTCTTCTGTGTCAGCCACGTAAAACATATTAGCATGCACCCAATATGCCTGATCTTCTATGATTAATACCTTTACAGTATTATTACTCAAATGCTTTCTTGCCTGAGAAAGCTTCTTTGGTAGTTCAAAAAGATCTTTAGGAATAAAGTTTTTTACTATTTGATGTATATCGCTTTGGCGATACACTACTTTAGCAAAATATCTTTTATTCTTTTTTACAGTTATTATAATTATAGAGGATATGGCAACCATTGTCAAGCCCAGGATAACAAATAGTGTCATTTTTACCCCTTAAAATTAAATGGGCTTGCTTGCCAAAACTTCTTTTCTCTTTCAACAATAGCACGAGACCATGCAAAGCCAGCGTCCCCACCCCAGGCGTTCCACATTATTTTTCCATTAGATGGCTTGTCCCAATCTTTTCCTTGCTTATCTACTTCGTGGCGGGAAAAGAAAGAGTACATTCTCTTAACAGTATCAAGAGACATAGATGCACCATTAACAATATCAGTTGCTCTACCCCAGCCAACAGGAGTTCCAGCACCAGTAGCTAAACCATCTTCTTTCCACTTTAAAGCACGACGAGCTGCTGCTTTCATGCCTTCATTAGGTGAGTATGAGTCTGCCATTACTTATCTTTCTTTGTATGCTTAACTTCGTATGGACCAAGAATAGATTTAACTGTACCGTTTTTATTCATGCGTACAATCTTTCCGTCCTTAATTTGTGTTGCATTAAATGATTTTGCTTTTTTCTTTGGCATTATTTAATAAATCCATTCCAGAAGTTGTCTGTATCTATTTGTTTTTCAGACTTGTATGTTCCGCCACGGCGCTTGTATTCTTGTACTACCCAAGAATTTGCTACAGCTGATGGATAAACTTCAAACTTATCTTTTGCTGCCTGAACAACTCTTGCATATAGCTTTGGATTTGATGGAGTAGATCCACCTCTACGAGGCTGAATAAATTCAGCATAGTTTGGCTTCTTTGCTTTTTCCATATCATCTTCAACAACATCATCTGCTTTTCCAACATAAACACAATTAGGTACCATACGGCCATCCTTTTCTTTCATTCCTTGCTGCTCATATCCAACCCAGCATGCTTTTTGAATGTTGTCCCACTTGTCCATCTCTTCATCATCTGAATGATAAGACTTGTACATGTTGTCATGACCCTTGCACATTTTCATATCGCATCCGCCTGCAGCTTTACACTCCATGCATCCATCGCACTTGCAGGACATTGTGTCTGACATGTGTTCTGCTTTGTCTGTTTCTTTTGTTGAGCATACTGGACAGTTCTCACAATTTACATTTAATTCCTTGCATGTAGGACATCCACAACCTTCGTATGCCTTACCAATTGATGAATCATACATTGCCATAGCAACCTCTGAGTCCATATTTTCTTCCATTGTGTGATCCTCCATGTTAATTAATTCAGCATCCTTGTACATCATTCCAATACTATATGCTGTTGGTTCCCAACTACCGTCTTCTTCTTCATAAATTCTAACAGCCATTGCTGGATTTTCTGGTGGCATAGATTGAATTGCATACTCTGTTCCAGGAACTCCGTACACTCCGCCCTCAATCATTATGTGCTCTACCATTCCATGAATCATTCCTTCTGATGTCATGCCCATTACAAAGTCGCCTTCTGAAATCATTTCTTTCATTGGCATTTCACCATGCATGTCTTTTGCAACAACACGCTTTTTCTTTTTACCCTTTGGCATTACGCCTGGCTTCTTCATTCCAGCTTCAGGGTTAACTGCCTCTGATGGGTTTTCAGGGTTACCTGAAGATTGGATGGCTGACTCAGCCTTAATTATGTTGTCTGCCATGGCAAACCTCCTTGGTTATACATTGATTATATCAGAATTCTTTGGAGTAGATGGCTCTTTTTAGTTCTTGCAGGGACCATCTTTCCTGCTTGGAAAGCTTTGCCGTCTCTTCTGGGTTATTTGATTTAGGTGTAAGTGAGATTAATGGATCATCAATTAGAAAGTCTATACTCACATACCCTTTTTCCCAGAGAATCATTAGCTCATCATTGACAAAATTTAGGTGGTCGTTGTATAGTTCAGGCATTAACTCTTTGACTTTTGGAGTAAAAGCGTATAAGATTTCTCCAGTTTCAGGGTCTGCACCAGCAAATTCTAGTCCGCCCTCAAGAATAAGATTGTCTATGATCTTGCTAATTGAATCATCATCAAACATTTATAAAGTCTAAAAACTCTTGACGAGTTTTTGCCCCGTTCATTCTTCTAACTTCTTTTCCATCTTCAATCAGTATATATGTTGGGATAGACTTAATTCCAAACTGTTCTGCCAGCTTTAGTTCTGTGTCTACATCAACATACAAAAAATCAACAAGACCTTCTCGCTTTAGTTCATCTGTAATTGGCCTTGTGCGTTGGCAAGGATTACACCAATCAGCAGTAAAGTAAAGTACGTGTCTCACTTACCAGACTTCTTTCTGGCTTTTAGAAGTGCATCAAAGTCTTTAACCTTGGTATCTCCCATGTATCCCCATGCATAACCATCATTGATCATCATGTCATTAAGAGATACTGTGTCTCCATTTATATATACCCAGCCCAAAATGCGACCATACTTCTCAGATGAGTCCATCTTCTCAGTCTTGATTACAACAGACTTGGCATCTTTTAGGTGCTTCTTTAGATACTCTTTAGATTCAAGGCCAAGGGCCTTCTCAGCAAGATCCTTTGTACGAGACTCAGGTGTATCAATACCAGCTAATCTTACACGGGACTGAAACAAAATATCAAACCCTAAATCAATAAGAACATCAATGGTGTCTCCATCTACTACATTCTCTACCTTGCGTACATAGTATTCATACATTATTTATACCGCCAGCTTTTCTCGTTCATCTACAACGGTAATAGCAAAAGACATCATATTCTGGTATCCTTTTGGATTATTCATAATCTTATTGTAGTGGTGACCACAAAACATTAAATCTCCAGATAAACCAGTTACACTAACAAGTGCTTCTGAAGAACATGAATCACAACGATCTGTTGGTTTTAATATCCATTCTTTTTCAATAAGTTCTTCTGTAAGTGTCATGTTCATATTATACCGCTACTTTCTGTTATCAGTGGAATAGAATCCACTACCGTTGAATACTGCTGTTATATTAGAGTATACACGTTCCAGTGGTAGAGTGCAAGTTTCACACTCATACCCTGGATCGTTTTCTTTAATTGATCTTTGCTTGATTACAATTTCAGAACATTGTCCTGTACATTTGTATTCATAAACTGGCAATTACTTAACCTGATTTCCTTTGCCACCTGAAGCCTTTGAGTTAATTGTTTTTGGTGCTACAGAGTTTTTAGCTGCATCAGCAGATGTTGTTTTTGCTGGTGTTGCTGCTAATTTATTTAATAGTGGAGCATTTTCTTCACCAGCATAAACTGGACGACCCCAACCAACTACAGCATTAAGCAACTTCTTCTTATTGTTCTTTACATAACCACGAGTCTTTTCTACACACATTCCGCCATTGCGCTGGTCTCCCTTTGCAGTTCCTGAAGTGTTTCCTTCAATAACTTGGATTGTTCCATCACCGTTGTTTTTAATGCAAAGACCAACATGTGAAATACGATTTACACCATCTTCTGGGAAATCAAAAAAGATCCAGTCTCCAGCAGTTGGGTCATCATTACGGGCATCTGACCAACGGCCTTCCTTCTTAAACTGATCTGATGCTGCTACTGTTGAAGCAGACTTTGGAAACTTTGCTAACCCTGCAGTAAATGCACACCAAGAAACGAATGACTGGCACCATGGTTGGAAGTTTACCTTCATCCATGCGCCATACTTTGTTTCATTATCTTTTGGACCCTCAATGGTTCCTAGTTCTTTCTTTGCAACCTCAATGATTGCCTCTACTGATCCTTTAATTGCCATTTCACCCTCCTATAGGTATCTATCTATTATAGCATTAGGAGGCTTTGTGTGTCAAACGGTTATGGGTTCTTATTCTATGGCAGTTTGCACATACTACTTCACATTTTGCTATCTCTTTTTTAATTGCCGACCAGGAAAATCCATCATGGATCATTCTTGAGACATTGTATTTTTTATCATGAAGATGATCAAAATCTAGCACTATTGGATTGGTAACTCCACAGTCCATACAGCCAGATGCTTCTTTTATCTCTGACAGTTTCTTTTTAAACTGCTGCTTATTGTAGTGAACCAACTCTTTGTCAGTCATAGGCTTTAAGTATATCAACTAATATTAATGACCAAAATATTCAATATACCTGATATTATTTATTTTTGATGATCTTTAAAGATATTATTCTCAAAATCAATTCCGTTCATATAAAGCCTATCAAATGGGTCATTAGTTTTAGATTTTTTTGATCTAAACTCTGTAAATTTTTTTTGTAATTCAGACTCTTTTTCAATTAATTCTTTTTCAAAATAATTGTTTGCAGGTTCTAAAGAAAAATTTTCTTGAAAATATCTTTTTATAGCAATAAAACCAGCTATGGGCGTGTCTTTATCTATTGATACATCTATATCTGGTAAATTAACTTTTAAATTAAATGTAAAAATTGTTCTTAAATTATCGCATTCTATAACTCCAGTCATAGCTGTAAGATTTGGCATAACAAAATTTGGTGGAGATATTGTCATTAAACTTATTCCTTCAGGAGTTTTAAATATTATCGGAAGGAAGACTGTTATTATTCCATGTCCAAAATGTGACTCTATTTTAAAGCCTTCTTTACTGCTAATTTCTTTGTCCAAATCAGACATAAATATTTTTAAATCATTAGGGTCATTGCCTCCATTCCAATAAAATCCAAACTTATATGGTGAAGTTATTGCAAAACCTTGTTGATTTCCTATTGTTAGTGGTAGACATCTATAAAAATCTCTAGAAAACCAATCTCTAGTTTTTTCTTTTTTTAAAGGTTTTATAAATTTTGTATA